GGGTCTGGAGTCGAGATACTGTCCGATTTCAGTGGTCTAACAACGGTCACTTGATGGTGAAATTCTTATGACGCAACTTATAGATCTCGGAAAGCTGAGGTTCCATTTCGCCGGTGAGTGGGCCTCTGCTACACAATACGAAGCCAATGACATCGTTAAGTACGGCGGTAATGTCTATGTCTACACTTACGGGCTGAAGACTTCTGGCAACCTGCCTACTGATACCGTTTACTGGGCATTGATGGTCGAGGGCTTTAAGTTCTCTGGTGTATTTGACAGCGCGGTTCAATACCAAGTCGGCGACGGTGTTACTCACGGCGGTAAGGTATACGTCGCGATTCTTGATACTCTAGGTAACACCCCACCTAATGCCACTTACTGGTCTCAGTTTGTTGATGGCATTCAGTGGGAAGGCACCTATGACAATACTGCTGCTTACCAGAAGAATGACCTTGTCTCCTACGGAGGCGGCTCTCTTTACGTAGCTAAAGTTGACACTACCGGCAACTTGCCATCGGACATAACCTACTGGCAGAAGTTCTTAGAAGGTGTGTCAGTACAAAGCATCTATAACGCTTCGACTGTTTATACTGAGAATGATCTTGTCGCGTATGGCGGTAACGTTTATCGAGCGAAAGGTGACACCACTGGCAACGCACCAAGCAGTGCTACGCACTGGGAAGTATTTGTGTCGGGTTTTAATCCGTCTGGAACATACAACGCCGCTACTGCTTATGCACTGAATGATGTGGTCGGCTACGGCGGCGGTCTGTACAGAGCTATTGGCGACACTACGGGCAACGTGCCCACCGATACTACCTACTGGCAGATATTTCAAAATGGTATGGACGCACGCGGTGCGTGGGTTACTGCGACTGCTTACTATCCTGGCGATGTTGTTAGCTACGGCGGTAATACTTTCCGAGCATTGTTAGCTCATGCTTCCACTAATTTTGATACTGATCTTGCCAACGGTGAATGGATTAAATTCAACGGCGGTGTTGCTTGGAGAGGTGGTTGGAGTTCTGCTGTTGATTACTTAACTGACGATATTGTCAGGGACAGCGTCGGCACAGTTTACATTGCTAATTCAACCCACACCTCTAGCAGCGACTTTGCAAACGATAAAGATGTAGATAACCGCTGGACGTTGTTTGTCGCTGGCGGTTCAAACGTTCTGCCTGCTATTCAATCAGGCGATGGGACCAAGTCACTTTCGATTTCTGGCGATGGCTCTACATTAGAGTGGGCCTCTGATAGCTCTGCTAATGTTCTTTACGTGGCTTCGCACGGGCAAGATGCCGCAGCGTATGGTTCTAGCATTGCATACCCATATGCATCTATTAAGTATGCGTGTTCGCAAGTTCCCTCTAATGCAAAAGCAACCATCTACGTAAAGAATGGTACATATGATGAGCAATTGCCAATCGTAGTTCCTGCCAACGTAGCGATTGTCGGCGACAGCCAACGAACAACAATTGTTCAGCCAGCCTCAGGCAATTCTGACGACGGCTCGACACTAAATAATGAAGCAACCATGTGGTTGCTCTCTGATGGTTCGTTGCTTAACAAGATGACCTTCAAGGGCATGACGGGTTGGACAACGGGATCTACTGCGGAAGACATCACTACGTCTACTGCGAAAGGTGTGTTCTGTGCTTTAAACCCCGCATCTGCAATCGCGGTTAAGTCACCTTATGTGATTGAGTGCTCGGCGATAGGACAAAATGCAATCGGTGCGATTGTAGATGGATCAGTGCATTCGACCGGTAACAAGTCGATGTTGTTCCACGGCTACACCATCATTGCTGATAACGGTGTGGGCTTCTGGATTAAGGACGCCGGTAAAGCCGAGATCGTCTCGTGTTTTACTTACTACTGTTACTTCGGTTATGCCACAACGGGCGGCGGTTTTATCCGCGCTTTGAATGGTAATAACTCTTACGGTACGTGGGGCGCAGTATCAAGCGGCTACGACACAAACGAAACTTACATTTCTGGCTCGATTCTCGGCCAAGAGCTTAATTTCACACTTGTTTCAGGAACCCCAGTTGCGGGTGAAACAGTTACGGATGATGTCACTGGTGGCACCGCCACAGTCACTAACGTCCAGTTGACCGCTAACAAGGTCTACGTGAAAGACGCCACTGGTACCTTCGGTGTGACTAACGGAGTTACTTTCGGAACCTCCAACGCTACGGGAACAGTGAGTGGCGGGGGCTTGGAAGATCAAGCTGGTTTCGTCCTAATGATGGACGGGTTCGACGGTTTACCAAAACCAGGAATGAGTTTGTCAATTGCTGGCGATTCTATCTCCTACGTTATCCAATCGGTAAGTGGTACATATACAGACGCTACGAGCGAGCTGGTCATTGTACTTGCCCAAGAGAAAGTTGCCGCGTCGGCTGATAATGCAGCGGTACATCTACGTAAGGACTACTCGCAGATTCGGCTAACGGGGCATGACTTCCTGAACATTGGTACTGGCGGGATAACGACTACTAATTATCCTGGCACTCCATCACAGCCACCGGCCCAAGGTAACGAGACAAATGAAACGTTTCCTGGACGTGTGTACTACGTGTCTACGGACCAAGATGGAAACTTCCGTGTCGGTGAGTACTTCCGAATTGACCAAGCAACGGGTAGGGCGACACTTAATGCCAGTGCGTTTGATCTGGCGGGTCTTACATCGTTACGACTTGGCTCTATTGGCGCACAGCTCGGCGAGACTATTAACGAGTTTTCCGCCGATGCCACTCTATCAGGTGGCAGTAACTCTGCGGTACCTACTGAGTATGCAGTAAAGACTTACGTAGATAGCACAATATCAACGTCGTTAGCTTCTGTTAACAGCACAGATATTGCCTTTGTTGTTGGCGCAACAGCCGACGAGACAGTGGCAACAAATTCCATGCGTTTCTCGATGGATACGTTCACCGTTAGTAGCGGTGTCACTTATACGATCCCCACCGGATCTTATCACTTTGTACTTAATCCGAACGGCTTCGCGCTGTTTCAATAAATAGGACTTAAATTATGTCTAAGATAGTTGTGGATCAAATCCAAAAATCCGGTGGGGTTGCTCTTACTCTGCCAACTTCAGACGGTACCTCTGGCCAAAATCTAGTGACCGACGGCTCGGGGGCGTTGAGCTTCGCGGCGGCAGCGCAGGGCGTGCAGGTATCTAAATACAGCAAAGCCTTCACGGTTACTGGCAGTTCCTACAATGCCACTAACAAGATCATGTGGACGGACGTGGTAACTGGCGTATCAACCGACGACATTTTGATCGTGAAGATAAGCGCCAGAATGAACTCCACGTCTAATTTCAGAACTAGAATAATCGGCGTTGATTCTGGTGGAACTGCGATTACTAGCGGTTATTTAGGTGCCGGTTACAACGACTTCTACGAAGGTAATAACGAAACTAACAGCACTAGTAATAACGGCAACAGCGGGTATTTAGAATTTCCTGGATACACCACTGCCTATGGCACCAACAGCGACTCCTACGGCAATGGAATGCTGTTCGAGTACGAAGCTTGCCCTCACAAGTATGGCAACACGGGTGGTCATCACCACAGAGTACGGACTACGTACCAACAGGACACAAGCTATACGCATCCTAACTTTTCCGATATGGCTTGGGGCAGCTATGGCAGCAATACTCCACCCGCTACTTGGCATGGTGTGATGATTTACCCTACAAGTGGATCGTGGGATACGAACTACAACAATAACCTTGTTACTGTTGAGCTCATCACTAAAAACGCCTAATTAGCGGAGGGTTTTTACTATGACTAAATTAGTAGTAGATGAGCTCGAAACGGGCTCAATCACCGCTGAAATTAAAATTAAGGGTAGTGGGCTTACTCGCGTTCTGGCGGATGGCACTGAAATTGCAGCCTCAGAAGCGGAGCTAAATAAGCTTTTTAGCCAACCAACTTCTGTCACTGGGCAGCAGCAATATACGAGTACGGGAACATATAGTTGGGTAGCACCTGCAGGTGTTTACCAAGTAGATGTTGTTGCTATTGGCGGCGGCGGTGCTGGGCAAGATAACTGGGCTAACCCCGCTGGTGGTGGTGCAGGTCTTGGTTGGAAAAACGATATCCCCGTACAGCCAGGAACAAGCTACGACGTAGTCGTCGGGGCGGGTGCAACTTCCACCACATCTGGAAACTCTGCGCAACTGAAAGGTGGCAATTCCTATTTCGTGGATCAAGTTACGGTAGCTGGCATGGGCGGTGGGAACGAAAGCGGGAGCGTTTGTTACGCAGACGGACCAAATAGCAACGGCAACTCTGGCGGCGGTTATGTCGGGGATGGTGGCGGTGCTGGTGGTTCCGCGCCGAGCTATCAAGGCGGAGGAGGAGCTGGTGGCTATCAATCTCGGGGTGGTAACGGGAACGAAAGTTCTTTCCCCAATTACTCAAGCGATGGTGCTGGTGCTGGCGGCGGCGGCTACTACTCATCGACCTATGGCTCCGCTGCTGGCGGCGGTACAGGGTTAACCGGCGAAGGCCCACTTAATGGTGGTCAACCTGCTTACAACCCTTGGCAGGGTTACACCACTTCCCTTGGTAGCGGTGCTGGCGGGTCTGGACGGGCCGGTGGGCAAAACGGTTATTACGGGGAGAACCCGTGGTCAGGTACGGCGCAAAGTTCAACCGATATTCGGGGGGGTGATTATGGTGGTGGTGGCGGCGGTCCAGGAACGTCTTGGCCAAACGCATCGGGTAACGGCGGTGTAGGTGGCGTCAGAATTATCTGGGGTCCACCAGGATCTCGTTCTTACCCGTCTAACGCGACATAAAGGATTACTCAAATGCAAAAATATTATTTATCTGTGAGTGGCGATGGTGATGTAACAAGTAATCCTATCGCGCACGACAATTTAGTTGTTGCTATTGGTGACATGACCGACGAAGAGTTTGCCGCGATAGGTTATCAAGTAATCGTGAACAATCCCCCGACTGTTGAGGCGGGGCAGAGAGCGGAACTTAATGGCTACGCGGAAAATGATGACGGTGATTGGGCTTGGAATTATGAGGTCGTTACTCTTGATCAGGATTATCTGTCTAACATCCACATTCGGCATCAGCGCGACATGCTGTTACGTGACACGGATTGGTCTGTGTTACCTGACTGTCCTTTGTCGGATGGCGACAAAGCTGCCTACACGGCTTATCGTCAGGCACTTAGGGATCTGCCAGCCACTTACCCAGAGGTAAAAAATCCCGAAGACGTTACGTGGCCAGCAGTACCTAATTCTCCTACGGAGGCTGATGTCCCAGAATGAGAACATTTTATCGATGGCTTGATGGAGTTCTCACGGATGAGGAATGTGAAAAAATCATTCGTTGCGGGACCGAAAATTTACAGCAAGGTAAGTATGAGACGGGAAAATCGGTTTACAAATTTTTACCGTGGGTAAAGCGAAAGAGCCGAGTTAGTTGGATTGCTGAAGGCAGTGAACTTGACCCTTTAATGCAGCGGCTAGTGGATAACCTGATTGATGTAGCAAAAGGCGATTATTTCCTCGACCTCAACTACGTGGAACCAATTCAGTTTACGCATTACCACAAGTTAGCTCATTACGGTTGGCATTGTGATTCGAGTGCTGATGGTATTGGGGCAACTCGATTAATCAGCGCAACAGTGGAGCTGTCTGACCCAGATGACCACATGGGGGGAAATCTCAAGCTACGGATAGCAAACAAAAATTGCGGTGTAGAAAAGAAAAGGGGGCGTATGGTTCTTTTTCCGTCCGTATTCCCACATAAAGTAACTCCGGTTTTAGCGGGGACTAGGCACTCGTTAGTTTTATGGGCTCACATAAAGGAGCCAGCAGAGGGCCAGTTTGTAGAAGGTAGCGGTGCATGACGCTAAAAGAGTTTATCAAGCCCATACATGATAGGGCAGAGCACCACCCTATGGCGCAGAGCATGGTCAATGGGACCATTAGTGCCGCTGCCTATGCAGATCTGCTGGCAAACCTTTTACTCGCTTATGGCGATGTAGAGAGCAAAGCGCGGCGGGTCGGATGGATCGAACAGTTGGATGGCATTACCCGTTTTTCAGCAATGCTAGAAGATTTAGCGGAACTTACGTCAGAGCACAATTTAGAGACGACGATCTACCATGATTTCATTGCAGAGTATTGTGATCGAGTATGGCGTCAGTCAAAGGCAGCAACGCTCGCCCACATATATGTCCACCACATGGGCGATATGTTCGGCGGACAAATGTTAAAAGGCAAGCTGCCAGGAAAGTGTCGTCGGTATGAATTTGATGACCGGAAAGATTTGATTGCAAAGATTCGAGAAAACTTGAGCCACGATAAAGCCGAAATGCAGGAAGCAATTGCTGCCTTTGACTTTGTGATAGGAATATATGACAGGGTCACAAGAAAGCACAATATTCACTAGCCTCGAAGGGGCTAAGGATTGGCTTGTTTCTGAGCTCTCATGCTTTGAAACATATGATGAAGGCCATCGATATCCGTGGGATAATTACTTATGGAAATCGGACAAGTTTAGAAGGGCGCATTTAGACGTTGTAGATGCGCGGGATACGAAGAGACTGTACATGATGCATCTCACCGTGTTCCCACATACCGATGACGGATCACCGGTGTTCGGGTTTGATTTGATTGCAGGCCCGAAGAAAGTAACAGGTGCATTTCATGATTTCAGTCCAATAGACGGTGATCATAAAATGCTCTTGGGCTTTAAGGAGCGGGTAGCCCCGATGACTTGGAGCAAGAAACGAGAGTTGCCCGAATGGGCGAGAAACATTTTCAGTCAAGACATGGTTAGTGCAGGATTTATAACCGATGTCGAGGAGCTTGAGTCAGTAATAGGTTTGTTGAAGAGTAATCTTCAGTACTACTTGAGTAATGTAGGTGAACGTGGCGACAACGATTTTACGGCTGCACAAAACAAGTACTGTTTTTGGCAGAAGCATAATCCCCACACACCTAAAGTCATGGCGGCGCTTGGTTTTACGGATGAGGAGGTGAGTAGATTTATTCAGGAATGTTTGTTTCCTGAAATATGAGTATAGGCAAATGCCAACAACAGACCTCTCACAGAAGACTAAGAACAAACTGCTCTTTACTCAGCCCATCGGCGCTCGAAGTGCTGGGTCTGAACCCCCTCTAATACACCCTTACAACTTTAAAAAAGTAT